AAAGAATTGTTGGCACAAAGTAGTGTTACACAAAACGTGTTCAAATTTGAACAAGGTGAGCTGATTGTTAATTTCGGCCCCAGCGACGTCACAATGGCGACGTATGGGAAGTCAGATCTCGCCACGATTGAATTTTTGAACACGAAGTTGATTCGTGAACACATTGATATCATGAAACATTTCATGATCGAGAAAAAGATGAACACGTACCACCATTCAGGACCAAAATCCATGTTGGTTAATTGCGATGCATTTGAAAATTCCACGACAACAGTCGGGGGTTCAAGCATCGAGTTTGACACGAGAACTGGAGAGAAGGTTTGGGTGGATCTCTTCTTTGGTTATGATATAAAAACAAAAGATGGAGATTGTGGTTCGATTTTGCTCTCGAACGATGGTACCACAGGTGGCCAGATTCTTGGAATGCATGTTGCAGGTGACAATAAGGCAAATGGATTCGCCTTTAGGATACCTCGCGAGGACGTTCGTTTTGCCATTGATGGAGTGAACTTCGATGAAGTGGAAGACTTGCCAGAGATTGAGGAATATCAAAAGTCCGAGATCAAGGCTCAAGACGGCCTACCTTATGATCCCTCAGTTCATACAGGGATAGTTCACACCTTTAATGCGCCTTTGAAATCAGGTGTTCACTCGAAGACCAAGAAAGTGCCCTTTCTAGGGACAACAGTTGAACCAAAAGGCAGAACGACAGCTTTGTCCAATTGTGCTCCCAAATATTACGGGAATGCTAGGCAAACCTATGTTCAAACAGACGCCGATATTGACGGCGATTTGATGTATTTGATAGGACAACACCTCGGTGCATTGCACCGATCCCACTCAAAATTGGGATTTGACATGTTGTCCCTTCGCGCAGCCATCCAAGGAGAAGTTGACAGTGCGTTGAAATCCATTGATTCAAGTACTTCAGCAGGTTACCCGTGGAGTGCTCAGAAAATCGGGAAGGACCAATTTTATTTTATTGATGAAAGAGGGAAAGTTATTCCCGGACCAATGTTCCCTCTTCTACTAAAAAGGGTCAACATCATCATGTCGGTGTTGTTGGCTGGTGGAGATGTCGATTTACTCTTCACTGACAATTTGAAAGATGAAAGAAGGAAAATTGAAAAGGTTCAAGCTGGGAAATCCAGGCTGGTGTCTGCCTCACCCCTTGAACTGACCATTGTCATGCGAATGCTCTTTGGTTCTTATATGGAATCGATTCAAGCAAGTCCTGTTAAAAGTGGGACAGCTATTGGCCTCAACCCTTATGGATTGGGTTGGGACTCATTGGCAAAACAAATGGAAGCTAAGTGCGGTAATCAGCCACGCTGTGGAGCAGGTGATTACCAAGGTTGGGACGGACATCTCAACGAAGTGATTGGGCTTGCATTGAAG